TGCTGACATGAAGTCCATACCTATGCTGTATGTAGCAAAAGAAGACTACCGCGATGACATACGAGAAATCAAAGAGATGCTCGGTGCTATCTTTAAACGACTTGATACCAAGGCAGACAAATAGGAGTCCGCATGAAATACGTTAAAGTAATAGGCAAGTTTACAAAAGCAAAGTTCATGGGTTCAACTGACGAGCAAGCTACTGTCGTTGTATTGTTGACTGCATTTCTTCTAATAGCGTTAGCGGTGGCTTAAATGTTAGCAATGCTAGGGTCGCTCATAGAGCCAGTGTCTACTTTGTTAGACAAGGCAATACCTGATAAAGACTTGAAGGAAAAGTTGGCTCATGAGATTGCGACTATGGCAGAGCGTCATACGCATGCTCAAGTCCAAGCGCAGCTAGAGATTAACAAGGTAGAAGCCAAGCACAACTCAATGTTTGTCGCAGGATGGCGACCTGCTTGTGGATGGGTCTGTGTATTAGGTATGGCAGGTAACTTCCTTGTCATCCCTTTCGCGAACATGACTTTGAATCTGCTAGAGACTGGCGTTGAAGTTCCAATGATTGACCTTGCGACAATGCTGCCTGTGTTAATGGGCATGCTTGGTCTCGGTGGACTACGCTCCTTTGAGAAAGTTAAGAAAGTAGAGCGAAACAACTAGGAATTATTATGGCTGCTATTCAGCAAATTCAAAATTTAATTGCTCAGTCTCAACCTATCCCGCCTGACTTGCAGGTTGCTGCTTTGCTAGAGGCTCAACAACAGGGGCTTAGCAGTAATGCTCTTGCAGGAGTGTTTGGTGTGCCTGAATCTATGATTGGAGATGCAGTCTCAGCGCTTGGTTTGGGTGGTCAGCTATCTCCAAGTCTTGGCGGGACGTTAGCTCCTGTTATTAATACTGCTGAACAACCATCAAACCAAGAAAAAGCATTGGGATTAATTGAAAATCTTCAGCAAGCAAACACTTTGATTAACGCAGGTCAAAACATTTATGAAGGCTTAACTACAATAGTCCCAAATGTAACAGCAACAGCACCTTATCAAAGTCCTTATGCTATTAACTTAGGAGGTTCTGACGCAGGAGTTATTACAGACCCTACAGCGACCTTTACTGGCGGGCTTAGCACTGCTGTTGGCGCATTAAGTGGACAAGAATCTACAGCAGAGTCAGCAGGTCTTGCTGTTCTAGGCGCTTTTAATCCTGCCGCAGCATTAGCCTATCGTATATTTGATGCGATGGATTTGTTTGGTGGTGGTGGTTTAAAAGAAACACCAATGACTGAAGCCGAAGCTGCAACCTACGCAGCAGAGTCTAGGCTAGCCTCTACGCTACAAGGACAAGGCGAAGGTGCTGCGGAGTTAATACTAGACGCTGTAGAGCAAGCAAGGGCAGCCAATGTAAAGCCAGAAGACATTGCCGAAACCCTTAACAGTTCTGACAACCCCGTTGCAGGTTTGGTTAACTTAACTGTTGGCTCAAATCAAATGCTTAGCGAGGCAGATTTAGCAGCGGCTCAAGCAGCAGCAGCTCAGCCAACAACAGAAGAAACCGTAGACCTAACAGCAGATACTACCGCTAATGAACTACTAACAATAGGGTCAGGCGATGGTTCTTTAGGTGATGCAGCAGACTTAGGGACAGTCAGTCAAGACCCAACAGTAGATCAAGAAACGGTTAGCGATGTTAATGAAACGTGGACTTACGACAAAGCAACAGACAGCTTTATCAGTTCGACTCGCGGAGACCGTATTCGCAACCGAGGTAACGCAGACCTAAAAGACGGTGGTGTATACGCAGTAACTCCGGTTCTTGGCACTGACGGAGTCATGGCAGAGAATGTAGTAGACACAGAAACTAACGAGTCGGTTGGTATATTTAGCATAGACATCAATACAGGCTTGCCTACGATTACCAAGAGCGTTGATACAGGCACTGGCGATACTGATGAAGATACATTCAATACTGTCGGAGACACATTAAACACTGGCGAAACATTAACTGTCGGCGATACCGCAACAGGTGGAGATGACTTTAATACGGTTACTGATAATAACAATACAGGCCAAGTTTTAACTGTTGGAGACACTACGGTAGTTGATCCAGTAGTAACTACGTCAACTGTCGCAACAACTCCAACAGTGATTAATGGAGCGAATGGTGCTGATGGTGCTGATGGCGCTGATGGTGTAGACGGTGTAAACGGTCAAGACGGAAGAGATGGAAGAGACGGCAAGGACGGCAAAGATGGAATAATTGGATTGTTCTCAGCTATCCAAGACACACCTATTACTGACTCGCTCTTCTTTGAGCCAAAGTTTACAGAGCTAGACAACATTCCAGTTGGGATGTTCGAGCGATTCTTACAAGCCACTGGAGGCAGGTAGATGACATACTTAGAAGCAATTAACAACGTCCTCCGCAGGTTACGAGAAGATGAAGTCACTACCACTAGCGAGACTTCTTACTCCGCTCTGATAGGAGACCTGGTAAATGACGCGAAGAAGTTAGTAGAAGACTCATGGAATTGGTCTGCATTGCGCAGCACTATTCAAGTACCTACCGTAGTCGGTCAAGCCGAGTACTCTCTTACTGGCTCAGGTCAAAGTGCGGTTATCAAACAAGCACTCAGCAGTAGCGGTCACGGATTCTTGACGCTAAACACTGTTCCGTATTTTGACAACGTATACTTTAATCAGACTCCTGCAAGCGCAGTGCCTACTGATTACATTGTCAGCGGCGTAGATGATAACGATGATCTTAAGGTAAAGGTCTATCCGCAGCCTGACGCTGTGTACACGCTACGGTTTGACATCGCTGCACCACAAGCTCTACTAACAGCAGATGCTACCAAGATCAAAGCCCCGTATCATCCTATCGTACAGATGGCCTACGCTATGGCTCTTCGCGAAAGAGGTGAAACAGGTGGTCAGTCAGCAGCAGAGCAATTTGCCGTAGCTTCATCAGCGTTGTCAGATGCAATTGCAGTAGACGCTAACCGATATCCCTCAGAAACAACTTACATGGTGGTGTAGATGGCTCAACAACTACAGAGCATTACGATCACAGCTCCGGGATTCGCAGGGGTAAACACCCAAGACGCACCTCTCGCGCAAGAGCCTAGCTTTGCCGCTGTTGCGGACAACTGTGTGATTGATAAAGAGGGCAGGGTTGCCGCGAGAAAGGGCTACAGCCTCATCTCTACTAATGGAGCGTCCGTGCTAGGCAGCTCTGATGGCATTGAGTCTATGGGCGAGTTTGTTGCCAATGACGGGGATGCTCTTTTCTTTTCAGCAGGAAACAACAAAGTCTTTTCAGGCACTACCACGCTAACCGACCTGACTCCTGCGGGATATACCATTACCGATAACAATTGGAAGATGGTTAGCTTTAATGATTCGATGTATTTCTTTCAGCGCGGGTATGAGCCGTTAGTCTATAAAGATAGCACAGGTGTGTTTGACCCTATGTCCGATCATGGACACGCTACAGGCATACCACCTCAAGGTAATGAGTGTCTTGCTGCGTTCGGTAGGTTATGGGTGGCAGACTTTACAGACAACAAATCTACTATCTATTGGTCTGATCTGTTAAACGGCGCACATTGGACAGGAGGCTCTACAGGCTCGATTGACATTACTACTGTATGGCCTACGGGATACGACACTATCGTTTCTCTAGCGGCTCATAACGGCTTCCTAGTGATATTCGGCAGGAACTCCATCGTTATATACGAAGGAGCAGACAGCCCTGCCAACATGACCCTCGCGGATACTATCTCTAATGTGGGTTGTGTGTCGCGAGATGCAGTGGTATCTACTGGTAAAGACCTGATCTTCCTTGACGATTCAGGTGTCCGAAGTCTAGCCAGAACAATCCAAGAGAAGTCAGCCCCTATCGGCGACATTTCCAAGAACGTAAATAACGATATCAAGTCTCTCTTCGCGGCAGAAACAGGAAACATTAGCATGCACTACTCGCCTCGTGAGGCGTTTGTGTTACTAAACTTCACACAGTTAGCCGTAGTATATTGCTTTGATACTCGATTCCCTCTACAAGACGGGAGTTTTAGAGCAACTACATGGTCGCATATTAATCCGTTGTGCTTTGCTAACACCTCTACCGAGGCTTTATATATTGGCAACAGTGCGGGTATTGCTCAATACACGGGGTTTAATGATGGAACAACCAATTATCTTCTTAGCTACTTTAGTCATCCTCTTAGCTTTGGCGATACATCTAACCTAAAGTTCTTGAAGAAGATCAACCTCACTACCTTTGATGGGGCTGAGGCTACAGTGGTATTGAACTGGGCATACGACTACTCTGGTGCGTACAAAAAGCAAGCGTATACCTTACCCAAGTCCAATGTGGGACAATACAATATCTCAGAATTTAACACCGAGGCAGAATACTCTTCCTCTATTGCACTAATAACGCGCAAGAAAATTAATACGTCAGGGCAGGGTACAGTAGTAGCCGTTGGCGTAGAGACCACAGTTGATGGCAAGACTATTGCCTTGCAAGAAATTAATATTCAAGCCCTAATGGGAAGGATTGTGTAATGTCTAACTACACGAAGATAACGAACTTCGCAGCTAAGGATGCTTTGGTTAGTGGTAACCCCGCTAAAGTAATCAA